GGACATCAAGGAAATCAAGATTACCTTGAAGGCTTTAGACGAGGCCATACGCGGGAATGGTAAAGAGGGTTTTGTGGTTCGGATTGATCGGCTAGAGAAAACGGCTCAACGAAGAAATCGTATGGAGTGGATCTTTTTGTCCAGTTTCTTAGTGCTCGCCGCCGGTAAGGCATGGAGCTATTTCGGGATCTAGTGTATGTCTCAAATCGTTACAGTGGCTGACGCGCTGGTTACGAGCCTTAATGGCGCCTCGTGGACAATACCCTTTACCGCAGTTCGAGAGTTTCGTCCGGATCACAGCTTAGAGGACTTGAAGACAATCAAAGTCACGGTGGTCCCTAAGTCAGTAACGATTCTTACGCCCACGAGGGGGATGCAAGAACGGTTGATGTTGATCGATGTCGGAATCCAATTCCGTTTGTCGAAAAAGACGACCCAGTCCGCAGAGGACGTAGAAGTCGCAGATAGGCTTGCTTTAGTGGATGAGATTGTGGATCATATTTTTACAGTTAGGACATTTGGAGAAGCCAGCTGGGTGAATACGATCAACGAGCCGATCTTCGATCCAAGCCATATCAGAGAAGAGAGAGTGTTCACAAGCGTGTTGACCATGACGTTTAGGGTGTATAGCTGATGGCGTTTGATTCCAAACTATTCAGCCTCCCAAGTTTTCCAGGGCTTCCAGGAGTTCCTCGGATTGGCACCACGATCTCTTATGATATGTTCTTTGATCGTCGAGGAATAATCAGCAAACTGGATAGAGCTACCAGAAGGGTGTTGTCTAAGTTTGGGGCCTTTGTTATGACAGGGGCTCGGCGAAGTATCCGAAAACGAAAGAAGTCTTCTGCTCCAGGAAAGCCGCCGAGTTCTCATGTAGGAACCCTTAAGCGGTTTATCCTTTTCGGTTATGATGAGAGACGGCAGAGTGTGGTCATAGGTCCTTACCCTTTGGCTGGTCCTAGATCGACACAAGGCCCATTGGCTTTGAGCGCATTGGAGCATGGTGGTCCCACGATTATTCGTGTGGAGATGGGACGAGGACGAAAACGTCGAAAAGTGTTAAAAAGAGTCAACATTGAAGCTAGACCTTTTATGGGTCCAGCCTTTGATGCTGAGAAACCAAAGATCGCGGGAATGTGGCGCGATAGCATTAGACCATAGGAGAAGAAAATGGCAGATTTTACGTTAGGCATGAATGCCAAGATCTACCAAGGTGCTGCGGGCGCTAACATTAGCACCTTGTTAGAGATGACGAATGTGCGGGATGTGACACTTTCCCTTACTGCAGGTGAGGCGGATGTTACAACTCGGGCGAATTCTGGTTGGAGGGCGACAGCCCCTTCCTTGCGGGAAGCGTCTGTTGAATTCGAGATGGTGTGGAAGACTGCTGATGTAGGGTTTTCTGCGATTCAAGGGGCTTTCATTGGTGGAACCACTATTGAGTTGGCTATTTTGGATCGCGACAAGGGGGCGACTAATCCAAAACCTGAGGGCCTGCAGGGAGCCTTCTCTGTAACCGCTTTTAGCCGTCAGGAGCCCCTTGAAGAGGCTATCACTGTAAGCGTTACTTGTAAATTGGAAACTTACACTACTTGGATTGAGGCTTGATATGGCATTGCAAACAGCGACAATGACGGCAGCATATTCAGTTGGTGGAGTGGCCTTTACCGCCACGGTAGAAAAAACCGCGGAGGGTGGAAGTAGCCAAGTGGTTCCTCTTCCTGCAGCGGTTGTAGGGACCATATCAGCACTCGGCGTTGACAATTTGGCTACAGGCCATGGAATTGCTGCGGCGGCGACAATTGATGTTCATTGGGTGGATGTGACAGATGGTGTTACCCGAAGGGTTCGGAGGGGTCTACTTGTTGATACTTCTACTGCGAATGACATTACCTTCGATGAGACCCCTGCCGGCGTAGGGGACACTCTTCCTGCACCAACTACGGTATGTTGGGTTGCAGTTCAAGTTATCATTGATGTTGATTTCGATGGTGACCTTATTGAGATGCTTGCTCAAAAATCGGATGTGGTTTGTCAAATGGACATTCGGGATGCGACCACTTCTTTGAAGTCAATGGTTCTTCCTGCTAAAGAGGGTTGGTCCTATATCAAGAATTATGGGTATGCCAATCCTTTTGCTGTTAAGGTGATTGATAAGATTGTTGTCACCAATGGTGGAATCACGGTAGGTACTTATCAGTTTGGTCTTTTGTACCAGAGTGTGAGTTAGGATCACCAGAGCGTATAGTTTGTATGAAAACATTCGCTGATAATCTGAATCGGAAGTGGGAAATCACTTTAACCATCGGCAGCGTCAAGCGCGTGATGGGGCTTTTGCCAGGCGTGAACCTGCTTGAACTAGACAAAGGGGATCCTCCATTGCTGACTAGGTTGGCAACGGATGTGACCCTTCTTTGTGATATTATCTATGCTTTGGTGAAGCCTCAGGCAGACAAAGCAGGATGCTCCGATGAAGATTTCGGTGCTGCGCTTGGAGGGGATGTCATATTGAGAGCCCAAGAGGCTTTCTATGAGGAAATTGTCCTTTTTTTCCAAGCCCTGAAAAGGGCCGATCTAGTAAAAGCTCTGGAGATTCAAAAGGCAGTGGTGGAGAAAGCGGTCGAGAGGACAGTGGATCAGATCGAAAAGATCGATCTGGACGAAGCTCTCGAGGAAGCATTTGGGAAGATATCTACTACAGTGCCGGAATCGTCGGAGTCGACCCCGACCCCCTGACGATCCGCGAGCTTTGGTGGATGGTAGAAGGGAAGAGTCGGGATGCTTGGAATCATACGTCCAATCTGTTGGCTGTGATTATCAACACCAACCGAGACCCAAAGAAGCCTCCTGTGAGGCCGATGGAGCTCAACCCCCATACCTTAAAGAATGAAGATGCTCCAATCGTTATTGAGAAGATGAGTGATCTTAAATATGCGTTTGTGCCGAAAGGAATGAAATGATGTTTGAGTCTGAACTAGCCAAAGCCTTATGGGTCTTTTTCAATTCAGCCCCTGGCGTTGCTATGATGGGTGTGGTCGTGGCTGCAATCATGAAACGGATTTTTATGAAACGTCCTGATTGGTGGGCGTGGGAAGGAACGATCATCGCAGCCATCAAGTATGCTGAAAAAGCCATTGATCCCACGAAGGATCCAAAGGTGAAGTCTCTTGCGAAATTAGACACGGCGCTGCAATACATTCTTCGTGTTTATGAAGAGCAGAAGGGGATAACGTCCTATCAGACTCCTGAATCAGTAATCAACGACTTCAAAGAAGGAATCCAAATCACCCAGCAAGAGATGGAAGTTGAAGGGACCCTTCCGTCACTCTCCGGCAAAGCCCCTAGGATCCGGGGGTAGCAATGCCATCTGCGGCGGGAATACGAGCAGGCAGAGCTTATGTGGAGCTTTATGCTGATTCTTCTAAACTTATCCGTGGCCTAAAACGGGCGGAACGATCCCTCCGACGATTTGGCCGAAATATCCAAAACATTGGCAGACGGATGGCCACCTTTGGGATCATCGCAGCCACACCCATCGCCCTAGCCGTTCGGACTTTCGCCCAATTCGATGATAAGATGAGGGTGGTAAAAGCAGTCATTGGTGCCACAGGTAAGGAGTTTGGGCTCCTTACGGAAAAGGCTAAGTTGCTTGGCCGCACAACCGCGTTCACAGCCTCACAAGTTGCGGGCGCTATGATTGAGCTTGCTCGATCGGGGTTTGCACCAAAGGAAATCAACACTGCAACCTCAGATATTCTCAACCTTGCAAGAGCCACAGATACAGATCTTGCTTTTGCTGCTCAAATTGCGGCAGGTACTATGAGAGCCTTTGGGATTGAGGCCTCAAACATGGGCCGCGTTGTTGATGTCATGACTGCGGGTGCCAATAACTCTGCTCAGACTTTGATGGATTTGGGTGAGGCGATGAAACAATCGGCTCCCATTGCTTCTGCGTATAATTTGTCCATTGAGGAAACTACCAAGTCCTTAGGTGCTTTGGCCAACTTTAACATTCGGGCCTCTCAAGCAGGTAATGTCTTGAAGAACGTTATGCTTCAACTCTCCTCCAGAAGGATTCGGAGGTCCATTAAAGATTTGATTGGTGTAGATGTAGTTGACCAGACCACAGGAGAGATGAAAAAAGTCAACCGGGTGTTGATCGAAATGGGCCAAGCCATGAAAGGAATCATGAGGCCGGATCAACTAAGTTTCATGAATGAGTTCTTCGGTAAGAGGGCGGTTGCAGGATCTTTGAAGTTGAGGACTGCAGAGTTTACTCGTTTGAATGAAGCCATTGACAACGCCACAGGGACTGCGGAGCGAACTGCTAGGATTATGGATACGGGCGTAGGTGGTTCTTTCCGAAGACTTAAATCAGCCCTTGAGGGCGTTACGATTGCCATTGGAAAATCCTTGGAAACTGTGTTGAAGAAGATTATCGCAAGGATAATTATTTGGTTGGGAATCATTACACGTTTGATTCGAGCAAACCGTAATTTGATTGTTTCCTTGGCTACAATTACAGTGGGGCTCATAGCCTTAGGCACCACCTTGTTCTTCTTTGGGACACTGCTCACTACAGCAAGTCTTGGTTTTTGGGCGATGACCTCTGCGGTATCTGCTGCGGCTTTTGCTGTGAAGGCCTTTGGGGTTGGTTTGTTGGTTTTGAGTTCCCCTTTGACTCTTATTATAGCCGCAGTTACGACTTTTGGGATGACGTTGCTTTGGGCCACAGGGCGTGGGGCTGATATGATTGAAGCCTTGGGGAGGGG